GCGCGGTACTTGAGTAGTTGTCTAATTTCACATTCATACCGCCATCTTTCCAATGTGTTGTTGGATTCGTTGTCGGTACTGTCCCATAGATTCGCCGGCATAAGCATTTAGTCCCAATTCACGGCCTTTGGCCATTGTTAGTTCATCTGTACTATACCAAGGCAATGCTGGGCGTTTTACTTCTTTTGGGGTCATGTCTAATTCATCTTCCCAGCGGCCCTGATTAAGCCAGGTGCTTGCATGGGGAATGAAATCTGATTCAGTTCCCTTAAGTTTCCAATACGCCACGTGTTGTTCAATGGCTTCTACGGCATCGGATTGTTCTTGTTTAGTAAGCCGGTTAAATGCAGCTTGCGCGGCACGTTTTGCTATTTTACGTGGGTAATGTTTCCAAAAAGTATCAAACATTAGCAATCCTTTCGCCAATCCAACGCATTACTGGTACTGCCATTGAATTTCCAAGGGCTTTATATCTTGGACCATCAGGGCAATTTTCTTTAATGTTGGTGTAATTGTCTGGAAAACCTTGAAGTCGTTCACATTCAATTGTTGTTAAACGCCTTACCGACATTCCATGATTTACACCATGAATTCCAGTTGCATTTAACGTGTACATTGGACCATTTTCAGTAAATCCATCACCATTTCCGCCATTTTGCGGTTGCCGACCAATAGTATTTTCAGCTAAAGCTATACATGGTTGTCTTTGACCACCTTGCATTGTATTTAAAGTAGGACATATATTTTTATGAATTCTAGGAACGCCATCAGGACTTCTGGGTTCAAATACCATAAAAGTATCTGTTTCAAAATCATTTTTTTGTGAAACTCCACGTGTTAAGCATTTTGCAGTATTTGGCACATAAAGTGTTTCTGAACCACCTCCTAAATCGCCCCCGTTGGCTCTGATTGTTCCAACTCCTTTGCTATATTGACCAAAGCTTGATGGAGTAAAGGCGGTAGCTTCTTGTTTCTTACTTCTGCCCTTCTTAATATCCCGGCGCAAGCTTTCGGGCTCAAATAATACTTTTGCGGCAGATTCCCAGTTTCCAAGACATCCGACAACAAACACTCTACGCCGTCTTTGTGGTACTCCAAAGTATTGAGCATCAAGCACCCGATAGGCCCACCCATAGCCGAGTTCGCCCAGCGCCCCGAGAAAGGAACCAAAGTCCCGTCCTTTGTTTGAGGAAAGGACACCTGGCACGTTTTCCCATAAACACCACTTGGGTCTAAATTTGTCAAGAATTCCAACATAGGTAAGGGCAAGGTTTCCCCTTGGGTCGTCAAGTCCTTTACGTAGTCCTGCAACGCTAAATGATTGGCATGGGGTTCCCCCAACCAAAAGTCCAATTGGGTCAAGATTCCACTCCTTGTATTTAGTCATATCGCCCAAATTTGGGACGTTTGGATAATGATGTGCAAGCAGTTCACTAGGAAATTTTTCTATTTCAGAAAATCCTAGGGGCTTCCAGCCTAGGTCGTGCCAAGCAACGGTTGCCGCTTCTATACCACTACATACGCTTAAATAATTCATTTTTATCCTTATTCATCACCGAACAACTCGGTAATTAATATCTTACTAAAGTTTTCTTTACTTGTATATATTTATTTACTAGGTATTTATACTTATTGCTGATTGGTGGACGAACCTAGCCCACCTAGGTCGCCTTCAACTGTTTGCTTTATTGGAGCCACAGAACCCGACAGTCGTTCAGGAAACCGGCACTATCTTCGCCACCAGCATTTGCGCTATTACATTCCTTATCCCCCAGTAACGCTTCTATCCTGACCGCTGGTGGTGGTGAATCCCCAATCAGAACGATTGGAAGTGAACAGGCAATAAAAAAGGGCTTTAGGGGTAATTTTGTGATTAGACGGCTTGGGAAATACCTCTTTATTTATTTCCTAAACCCACAAAACTACCTCTAAAGCCCTAAACTATCGAGTGTCTAACTCCTCAATGTTTAGAAATATATCACATATTTTTAAGTTCTGGCCAAATTAACCACCAGTTGTTTGGAAACAACGTTCTTCTAGTTACTAATCCATGGCTTTCTTTTTCAATTGTTGCGGCCATTAGCGTTAATGGACCCATAGGAATGGAATCATTTTTACGCCATTGACATACTGCTTGAACGCTTACACCACATATCTTTGCGACTTTTGCTGGCTTGCCTAACAAGTCAATTATTTGTGCGCTAGTCATTTATTTTCCTCAAATTACTAAATATTTCTTTACAAGAACTAAATTTTACTTTACATTTGTCAATACGGCAATGTCGCCGTGATGAATAAGGAAATAAAAATGCAAAACGAATTAAGCCAATTGATGTTGGAACATGAAGAATTCCTAGAAAAAGCTTTAGATGACATGGAATTTAGTACAGAGTACTTAACCCAAGAACAAATTGACTGCATACGTCAAGCTTGTGGGAAACCCCGTAATAGCCACGTTAACCCATTGTTACGTGACGTGATTAATGACTTCGGTCAAATTTTTGGAAAGTGAAAAAAATGATAATTGCAAAAAGAAACAGTTCAGGCGGTAGCGATTTTAAATTACCGCCACCAGGTAGTTTTCTAGCCCGTCTATATCGCATTATTGACCTTGGCACCCAAACAACAGAATGGATGGGTAAAAAGAAGATGCAACGCAAAGTATTGTGTATGTTTGAATTGCACGGTGAAGACAACGATGGAAACCCATTAGTTATGGATGATGGCAAGCCAATGGTAGTTTCAAAGCGTTATACGCTGTCTTTGGACGAAAAAGCCACATTGCTTAAAGATTTACAAGCTTGGCGTGGAAAAGTATTTACTGAAGAAGAATTGGCTGGATTTAGTCTAGAAGTTCTTTTGGGCAAATTTTGCATGGTATCAATTACCCATTCTGACTATGACGGCAAGACTTATGCCAACATTGCTAGCATCAGCCAAGTTCCATCTGCATTGAAAAAGCTTGGTGAACCCGTTGGAGTAAATGAACCAATGATGTTCACAATGGAACCATTTGACCGTGATAAGTTTGAAAAACTGTCTGAAGGTTTACAAGGATTAATTAAAAAATCGGCTGAATATCGCAATACTTTTGATACTGCGCCAGCTAAACAAGGCGCAACAATTGAAGATGATAATTTTGATGATATACCTTTTAATTAGAATGGGTCTATAATGGTTGTATGTTCAGGCAAGGATATACAACATGATTCATTCAAAACAATGCTTTAAATGCCAAACCGTCAAGCTATTAACGGATTTTTATAAACATCCAGCAATGCTTGACGGTCATGTTAACAAATGCAAAGAATGTAATAAAAAAGACGTTTTAGAACATCGTTTAAAAAATATTGACCGTATTCGTGAATACGATAGGGTTAGAAGTAAAAATGCTGAACGTATGAAAACTGCTTCTGAAATTTCAAACGCTTGGCGTAAAGCTGATAAACGTAGAACTAAATGTCAAAACGCAGTTAGACGTGCAATACAAAATGGAATTTTAATTCGTATGCCATGTATTAGATGTAACGCTAAAAAAAGTTTAGCCCATCATGAAAATTATGATGAACCGTTAAATGTTATGTGGCTTTGTCAACCATGCCACAAACAACGACACAAGGAAATATTAAATGAAATGCGAACAATGTAAACACTTTTCAGGCCAGCCGGGCGACCGGTATGGCCTTTGCAGAAGATACCCAAAAAATGAAAACAAATCACAAGATGATTTATGCGGTGAATTTTCATTAAAAATCTTTCCACAAAAAGAAATTGAAGTAGAAGTTGAATTTGTACGTGAATACGATATAACTACTGACGAATTTAAACCTAGACGTGGAAGAAAACCTAAAAATGCTAGTTAAGGAACGAACAAGTGAAAGTGGGCATTGGTACGACCGGCAAGGCAATCCAGCCTATACAACCGTTGGAAAGAACGGCAAAGAACGCGGCACGACCTTACGGGATGCCCGCACCCTCAATCTATGTCCATCTGTCACAACAATACTTGGAGTTGCGGCAAAGCCAGGACTTGATACTTGGAAACAACAACAAGTCTTATTAAGCGCCCTGACATTACCCAAGTCTGAAGGGGAATCGGAAGAATCATGGCTTGAAAGGGTCATGATGGATTCCAAGCAAACTGGGCGTATTGCGGCAGAACGTGGCACGGCCATCCATGCGACCATACAGGCGTTTTTTGAAGGTCAGTTGATACCTGAAGCTATGCCAATCTGTCGGCCGGTAGAACAGGCCATTAAAGAGCATTTTGGGGAACAATTATGGTTGCCGGAATTAAGCTTTGCACATCCTATGGGATTTGGCGGTAAATCAGATTTGACGGCCAAAGCAAAGCATGATTTTGCTGGTATTTCTATTGACGTCAAAACCAAAGAAACTACTGATATTTCTAAAGTTGACGTTTATCCCGAACACGGTATGCAATTAGCCGCTTACCGCCAAGGTTTTAATATGCCAGCCGCCAGGTGCGCCAATGTGTTTGTAGGCTACAAAATGGTTGAAGGCACTATTGTTTTTACTGGCGTTAAGGTTATTGAACATACCGCAGAAGATTTAGACCGCTATTGGTTAATGTTTACTAAACTGTTAGAGTTTTGGCAGTTAAAGAACAACCATAAATAGGGCGGTTAACGGGGCGTTGAAGGATGCAACAAGGTGGGGCTTTTCCCCGTTTCGACCCACCAGCTACCAGTTGCCAAATTCACGCCCTACTCTGTTGCAAATTTACAACTAAGGGTATGTCCTAATTAAATATCGCTTTACAAGTGAAGTTTACTTTAGTAAATTACTAATACGGCAACGGTGCCGTGATTAAACAAAGGAAAAAATCATGAAAGCAATCGACATTCAGTTAAGCAAAGTTGACCAGTTGGGTATGTTGTTATCCCAAATCGCTGACTTGGAAAAACAAGCAGAAGCCATCAAAAACGAACTTAAACAAAATGAAGGCCACATTGAAGGCAATCTGTTTAAAGCTTGCGTTACCCTTTCACAACGCGCTACCGTTGATAACAAAGCCGTATTTGCAGAAGCTAATGTGCCAGCAGAATTAATTGCCAAGCACACCAAAACTACTGCCGTAATTACTTTAAAAGTTACATCCAAATAATCTAGGACAAGCCGCTGACACTATTCAGCTTTATGGCCCGTGGGGATTTCAAACTAAAAAGACTGCGGCTTGTCACCCAATTAAGGAAAACAAATGAAAGATTTCATATTAGGCAGTTTACTGGGGGCGGCAATAGCCGTATTTTTAGTAGTTGTTTATGGATTTAGGATTGGGGTATATCAATTATGAAAGTCGCTAAAGACGTATTTGAAACTTGGTATGAAGCAAATTATGACCATAAACCTGGTGAAGATGATATAAAAGAATTGTTTAGAGAAGCTTTTGAAGCCGGAATGGTGTCAGGTTTGGCTTTTATGCAAACCCATGCTGATAAATTAATGGACGATTACAAAGGATTCCAAGATGAATGAGCATATATGGACTGCGGCCGGAACCGACATTACTATTCGCTGGCGTTTGCATGGCTGGATTCCACCAACAGAACTTCAGGAATATAGGGATAAGTGGAAGTATTATCAAAATCTTCCACTTCGTAGCCTAGATGACCAGGCTAAAGAACAATACGAACAAGTGCTACGTAAAGCTAAAGTAGCAAGACTTCGTTAGTATTTACGCATATTAGGTAAGGGCGCATCTTTTTGACTAGCGCCTTTACTTTCAGGCTTATGGGCTTTTTCCATAGGCAAAGCAATATGTTTATTAAGCTTTTCTTTTAGCCTAGTTAATTCATGTTCTGTATGTTTTTCATGCTCACGCAAAACAACATAATGACCTTTTGGTGTGCTTGCTAATTTACCTTTTACTTCAAAATTTGTAGCCATTTTTTATGCTCCTAAAATATCCATAGCTTTATGGATTTTGTTAATTCTATCGTCTAAACCTATTGTGCCGCCATTAATTCTTTTGGTCATGGTTGTCCAATCTTCATTGTCTGCTAAATCATTTAGGTTCTTTTTATTCCAGAACCAGCCGGCTGACATACAAGCATGACCAGGTTGTAAAATTAATTCAGGAACGTCTGCAAACGGCAATCCTAAGGCATTACCACACACGGTATAGTTAGCCCTACCAGTTAGCTGAATAATGCCCCTACCGTGGAATTTCCAGCCATCACCATCTTCAGAATTGCCTAAATCAGCGCGGCCGCCATAAACTTTATTGGCTATTTTTTCAGGGTTGTTTGCATATTGGTCAGCCACATCTGCACTAGGAAATCTGCTGGGCCAAACACGCATAAGTGCATCAGCGGAGTAATGAAGGTTTTCTTCCAAAACTCTAAAATTATTAGATTCATGTTGGCATTGCCCTATAAAAGCCGCCTGGCGTTTTGGCGTAGAAATATCGTATTTATTAAATACTGTGTTTAATGGTTCTAGCCATTGTTGGTCTATGCCAAGTGCTGAAAGTTGTTCGTTATTCATTAGAGCCAATTTTAATTCCGGTAATTAACCCAATAAAACCGCCTACGATGGTTTGAAAAGATGGGCCAACAATTGCAAAAACAATTTTATCGTCTGTATTTGGGTCAATGACTGCATAAACAAACATAAACACCATAGCAATAATAATTGCTACTAAAGCATAAGTTGCAACGTTAACAACGTGTTCTTTATGATTCATTTGCTTTTATTCCATAGTTCAAACAAACTTTTAACTTTTTCTTCTAATACACCAATACGAACATCCATCTTGGCTAAAGCAATAACCAAAGCAACAAAACCTACTACCATAGGCCAGATTTTTGCAAGAACATCAACCATGTCCATTATTTAGCCATTTCATCATATTGTTTGTAACAGGCATCTAGGACAGTTCTTATTTGGTCTGCTCTGGTAGCTTCCCTGATAAGAAATTCTGCATCCTCGGCAAAAAGGGTTGACCCAGTTCCATTTTGTCCATTGTTGGTGGCTTGGGCGCGACTTGTACGGTTCCGCAACTGGATAAGAGCATCAGCAAGCTGGGAATTAATAGCAGTAATTTGAGCATCTTTATCTTTCCTTATTTGGTCTGTTGCAGATTGTTGTTCTGCTTCTTTTTGTCTTGTTTCGGTTTCTTGTTCCAACTTATATTTTGTAAGCTTGGAATACCCAATGTTATAACCGTTATACCAAGTACCGCAAAT